TAGTTTTAATTTATTAACTATGGAATGGCAGAATAGAGGTTTGAATCTTTGGACAATAGCATCTGGAACATTGTCTCTGTCTTCAGGCACTGCCACTTACACTATGCCTACAGACACAGTGGATATACTAGAGCATCAGATTAGGACAGGGACAGGGACAAATCAGGTAGATACAAATCTTACTAGGATAAGTGTTTCAACTTATGCACAACAAAGCGCAAAGAATACACAGGGCAAGCCTACACAAATATTTGTACAAAGACTTGCTGACTCTGTAACAGTTACAATGTGGCCTGTGCCAGATAGCGCAGACACATACACATTGTCCTTTTTTAGAATTGTGGGAATAGATGGGATTTCATCTGGTATTGATGGGACAACAACATCTTTTATACCACCAAGATTTGCACCATGCCTTGTTTCTGGATTAGCTTATTACATAGCTATGAAAAGACCAGAGGTTGCAAATAGAGTTGCTCCCCTCAAACAAGAATATGAGTTTCAGTTTGAACTAGCAGCAGGGGAAGATCAAGATAGCTCGTCTGCTAGATTTGTACCATATAACACTTTCTACGGAGGTTAAAATGCCACAATACAAAATTAAATCTGGAGATACGTTATCACAGATAGCAAAGAAAAGGGGATTTACATTAAAACAATTAATGGCTGCAAACCCTAATATAACAGACGCTAATAAAATTAGAGCAGGTGCTAATTTAAAATTACCTTATGCTGCATCAAAAGTTGGTAGTAAAAAAACAACAGGAGCAACAGTTGGCGGTAGCACTAAACAAAGCCCATACAAAGGCATGACTAAAAAAGATATGGCTGGACTTCAAAAGAAGCCTAAAGCACAAGCTAAAAGAAGAAAGGTAGCCTTAACACCCCCTCCTACACCAAAGATGAAACCAAAAAAAGCTATAGACAGAATGAAAAGAAAAAGACTTTATTCTACTAAATCACCATCATTAGGGAGAAGATAATGCCTATTAAAATTGCACCAACAAAAAAGGGAATGCAAGATATAGACAGAAGCACATTCCCGAAACAAAAAAAGAAAAAGAAGTCACCTAAAGGTGGCGGTCCTTTAATGACACCCGGTCAGAAAAAGATGCTAGATAAGCAAACCGGCAGAGGGAAACCTATGGAGGCAAAGTCTGGTGGTATAATGAAAAAGGCTGGTGGCGGCTCTTTAAAACCTGTACCAGAGGGCGGCAAAGGAAAAGGTCTTAGCAAATTACCTACACCAGTGCGCAATAAAATGGGCTTTATGAAAAAAGGCGGTAAAGTAACTTCTAATAAATCTAAAATTAAAAAAGTTACTACTGGATTAAAAAAAGCAGTTAAGGCTCACACAGGTCAAGCAAAAATGTTGTCATCTATAAAATTAAAAAAAGGTGGCAAAGTTGTTAAAATGCGTGGCGGTGGAGCCGCAACCAGAGGTGTAAATTTTAACAGAGGTTACTAATTGTCGAGACTTATATGTAACCTACCTGCAATAAATCTGTGGGTTAGGAAGGAATATTTAAGAGATCACCAAGATGGTCATGGTGAATTTGTAAAAGGTGTTTGGGTATCTTGCAAATCCTTGCCGGGTAGAGCTTTTTATTTTGAAACATACTTACCAGAGTATGGCGCAATGTTTGATAAACTACCAATAAGCGCTTTTGTTAGCGAGCCTAAAAAACCAAAACCAGATTTACCTTTATATAATCTACAATTTTGGAATTGTATGGATTACAACGTAACTTGCATACAAAAGCAGTTTATAGGATCTATGAGCTATGAAGTTTATACAAGAGATGCGGGTGCGGTTAAGGGATCTTATGTAGCTACACTTGATAATTATCATGGTGATATAGATACAGTTGACTTTAGCACTAGTGAAACACCAGAAGAGCATAAGTCACATAATATAATAGAATTAGAGAATGGTCAGTATTGTTTGTATCCAAATAACAGAACCAGAATATATGATAACAGCTTAACGCCTGCAGAACCATTAACCCCTGATTTTAAGGTTAGCACACATTATTATCAGGTAGAAAACGAGAACAAATTAGAAAGATTTGGAGATAGCGAAGAGTATTTCTATAAATCAAAGAAAGAAAAATAATGCCTTATTCAGTTGGTAAATATGCATATGGTATATGTGATAAGACAGGATTTAGATATCCGCTTAGGGAACTAATACCAGAGATTAGAAACGGTGCTAAAACCGGCATGATGGTTGGGTATGATGTAGTTGATCCAGATCATCCACAAAATCATTTGGGTAAATTTAAGACTGATGATACTCAGTCATTGTTAAATGCAAGACCAGATAGGGTAGAGCCTGCAACAGAAAGATTATTATTAGTTAATCCTTTTACAACTGCTGCTGCAGATGGAGGCAGCACTGTAGTTACAGTAACAGAGAAAGACCACGGTAGATCTACATCAGACACAGTAAGATTTAGAAACTGTTTAGGTTTTGATGGATTGACAGCGGCAAACTTTAACTTAGCTACAGGATATGCTATAACTAAACTAACAGATGACACATACACTATTACAGTTGTCGCAGAATCAACTGCAGGATCGATTACCGGAGGTGGTGTGTTTGCTACAGTTGGACCAGTTACTTTGGAGGCTTAGATGAGCTTTACATTTGCGCAGTTAAAAACAGCGATACAAGATTACACTGATAATTCTGAAACAACTTTTGTAAATCATCTATCTGACTTTATTAAAGCTGCAGAAGAAAGAATATTTAAGAATATTGATTTAGAAATATTTAGAAAAAATGTAACTTCAACATTATCATCAAGTGATAAATTTTTAACATTACCATCAGACTATCTAGCATCTTTTTCATTACAGATAACAACATCTGGTAGTGAAGCATTTTTGCTACAAAAAGATGTAAATTTCATACAAGAAGCATATGACGCTTCATCCTCAACAGCAACTCCAAGATTTTATGCACAGTTTGATGCAGAAAACTTTATACTTGGACCTACCCCAAACTCAAATTATACTATAGAATTACACTATTATTATAGACCAACAAGCCTGACATCAGGCGCTGATAGTGGTACAACATGGTTAAGCACTAATGCGCCATTTGCATTATTGTTTGGATCATTGGTAGATGCTTATATTTTTATGAAAGGTGAGCCTGATTTGATACAACAATATGAGAAAAGATTTATGGATCAATTAACAAGACTTAAAGATTACGGAGAAGCTAGAGAAAACACTGATGCGTATTCTGAGGGTTTACCTAGAGCGCAGAGAACATAGGAGTAGAATATGGCAACAGCAAATGCAGCAACCACCTTTTTAGAAAATAGGATATTAAGTCTTATTTTTAAAAACAACGCAGCATCTTTCAGTACACCGGGAAACAATATTTTTGTTGGATTGGCTACGGCAGTTTCTAACTTTAATGACTCAACAGGTGAATCTGGAGATCCTACGATAACAGAAGCTAATTTTACAAACTATGCAAGGCAAAATGTTCCTCATGCAGATTGGACATTGACAACAGAATCTGCTGATACACAAACTTGCAAAAATACCAATAATATTGAATTTCCAGCATCTGGCGGCACTAACAATACAATTACACATGTGTTTATAGCAACTCATGTAAGCGACTCTCTAGATGTAGTAGGTTCGGGTGGAAATGTATTATTTATTGGCGCATTAGATGCCAGTAAAGTAATAGCTAGTGGTGACATATTTAGAATTAATGCAACTAACTTAACAATAGAGCTTAAATAATGGCATTGGTATTAAACGACAGAGTAAAAGAAACTACAACCACAACTGGCACTGGCACACTTACATTAGCTGGTGCTGTTACTGGCTTTGAAACTTTTGCTGCTGGTGTTGGAAATAATAACACTACATACTATGCAGTCACATTGCCCGGCACAGCAGAGTTTGAGGTCGGTCTAGGCACACTCAGCAGTGACTCTAGCACAATAGCTAGATCTACAATTATCAGCAGTTCTAATAGTGACAGTGCAGTTAATTTTAGTGCTGGTACAAAGACAATCTTTTGCACAATACCAGCATCAAAGTCAGTGTTTTTAGATGCTAGTGGCAATGCAACATTAGGTGCGGATTTATCTGTAGGTGATGATCTTACTGTTAATGGTGGTGTAATAGAACTTAGAAGTAATAGCGGTAGTGTAGGTCAATTAAAATTATATTGTGAAACAAGTAACAATCATGCACAAACTATATCACCTCAGCCTCATAGTCTGGCAGCAACAAATACTTTAACTCTACCCGGTGGTAGCACTATAGGTAATTCAAATGCAACTTTAGTTTCTGATACTGGTACACAAACACTAACAAACAAAACTATTGATGCTTCTCAGTTATCTGGAACTGTAGCAAATGCAAGATTAGATGCAGAGCTACAAGCACTAGCTGGTTTAACATCAGCCGCAGATAAAGGAATACAGTTTACTGGATCTGGCGCTGCTGGGACTTATGATTTAACTTCTGCTGGTAAAGCATTACTGGATGATGCAGATGCTGCTGCTCAAAGGACAACATTAGGATTAGGTACAGCCGCAGTTGCAGCTACTGGTATATCAAATACAAATGTCCCAGTGTTTACATCAGGTGTAGCCGATAATGATTTTCTAAGAGTAGATGGCACTTCTATTGAGGGCAGAGATGCTTCCCAAGTTCTTGCTGATATAGGTGCGCAAGCTAGTTTAACATTTGGTATATCAAATACTAACGCAGTTAAAATAGATAGTGCAGACGTAGCAGATGATGAGTATGCTAGATTTACAGCAAATGGTTTAGAGAGCAGAAGTAACAGTGAAGTTCTTTCTGATATTGGTGCAGTTTCGGCAGCAGACGCATCTAATGATGCAACAGCTTTAGCAATAGCGTTAGGATAATGATATGGCAAATACATTTAAATTAGTTTCAAAGGCAGGTGTAACAAGTGCCGATACTATATACACAGTAGCGAGTTCTACAACGACAGTTCTACTTGGAATCATGTTAGGTAATACAACAACAAGTCAAGTTACTGCTACAGTTACAATAGAATCAAATACAAGTAACAGAACAAACGCTAATGA